AAGGGAGGATGAACTTCTGCTTGTAGCAAGGAGGATGTCCAAGAGTATAGGCAAAAAAGGAATCAAAGGAATACACTACTTCCAAGAAGCAATAGAAGATGCATTGGAAGAGTATGATGACACAATCATTTCATCCATCATGTTGGATATAGACAAACAATTGAAATCAGATAAATATATTTAAGTCATGGCACTAACTATTTTGGATGCACCATATAACTGGACTCTAAGAGGACAGAAATTGGTATACAGAATTGCATCAGACCAGACCAGTCAAGATGGATTCAGATATGGAGTGAGAGTGAGGAACATGACTACAACCAAAGAATATGAATTCTTGGTAGACATAAGTCCATCAACTACCAATCTGGTGTTTGATTTGTCTCCTATCATCAAGATGTACAATGATGATGGATATCAATTCATGCACAAGTATTCATTCACTACTCCATTTGAAGAGCCACAAGGAGGAAGTTGGAATAGATATAGAATCTACTTCTCTGAATGGTGGTTGGTTGATGGAGTCTTAACACTTGGTGATGAATTGAATCCGAGTGGTGAGGAATTGTATGTGATGAATGGATACTATCAACCAAGCAATGGATTCAAACCAGACCCGAATGGAACTGATGTATCTACTGCTTTGTCAATGGAAGGAGATACATTCAGAGCATATACAGACAGAGTATACAACACACACTCATGGTTCAACAATCAGTCAACCTATGGTTCAGATGATGCAATTGTGACAATGATACCAGTCTACAATAGTGACTATGGTCTATTGTATATAAACTTTGATAGTGAATTGAATCAAAAAATTTCAACAACAACTATATCAATCTATAGTGGTAGTACATTGCTTGGAACATTTACGAGAGACATTATTTCTGATGGAAAGATTATTGGATTTGGAGCATATCCAATGAACTTGAATGATTCTACTCTACCAAGAACTTGTACACCAGCATTCTATCCAAACTGGAGTCACTATATTATTGACTTCCTCAGACCAGATGATTCAAAGGGATGTATGTCATATCTATTCTACAATGCAGAATTGTATGGTCAATATGATTGTAGATATGATAGAGTCAGAATTGCATGGGTGAATAGTCGCTCTGGTTGGGACTACCAGAATTTCATAAAGAAATCAGAGACAACAAATGACTTGGAGAGAAAGCAGTACAAGAAAGTTCTCGGAAAGGTTGATGGTTCTTTTGATTCATGGCAAAGACAATACATGGATAGACAAGTCATAGTGAATCAAACCATGTCTATATCATCAGACTGGATTCAAGAAAATGAATTTCTTTTTTTGAGAAGTCTGTTTGCAAGTAATCAAGTAGAGATGATAAGCACAAACATACTTGATGGAACACTTGGAAACAGGATGCCAATATCAATTGTAGACACAACATACTTGGAAAGGAAGGAGAGAAATGGGAAGAAGTACAATATCACTATCAAGATTAAATACTCACAAGAATACTGGACATGATAAATGAAGTAGAACTGATAGTTTGGAAGAATCCAATTGAAGAGGAGATTCTTTATGCTGGTGATTGCATTACTGCTCCAGACATCTACAATCCATTTTTTATTCAAATCAATCCGATTGCTGGTATTGCTACATCAGACATCATTGGGAAATATGTGAAGTTATTCAATTCAATCGGACAATATGAATACTTTCCGCTCTGGGATGTATCAGTCAATCCTACTACATGGACAATAGTTCCACAAAGTTTGGATAGTGCATTGACAGACCCATATGCATATAGAGCAAAGTATTCCTATTTGATTGGTGCAACATATCAAATAGTGGAAAGAACATATGTTGGTGAAGTCTATGACTTGGATATAAACAACTACACAACTACTACAAATCCAAATGGATATCAATTCGGAATAGTTGGAAATCATAGTTCTGATATACAAGGGAAAGATGTATACATCAAACTTCCCAATGGACAAGAATGGATGTTCTCTCCAAGACTGACAAGAGTCAATCTTGGAGTGACACAATTCCATTTTCAACCAGCATATGTTGTCGGTTCAAGTGGATTTGGAGGACAACTTTCTTTCATGAAGAAAGATGTTGGAGAGTATGTAGACTTGTATCCCAATGAAAGTATATCACAGAACTGGAGATTCACAGACATCACAAACTTCACCAATACTGGAGGATTTAGTAGGGAATTCAGAATACCAGCAAATGAGACAAACAATAGAATCTTTGGTATAGTTGAAAATGCAAACTACTTTGGAGAAATTGATTTTTTCAATACCAAAATCAAAGCAGAGATTAGAGTCAATTCATTGCCAATTGTCTCTGGACATTTGCGATTGATGAAGGTATATACTCAAGATGGAAAGTATAGTGACTTGCAGATTTCATTCTATAGTGAGACTCCAGACTTGATGAGAGATATTGGTGATTTGAAGTTGAAAGATATTCGCAACTTGAGAGCATTAAATCACCAGATATGCTATCCAGTAGTCACAGGAGCAGAACCTTTGTTGGCATATGGTGACATCAATACATTCGATGATAGTTTTATCTATGTAGATGCAGAAGAGAATTCTGGAATCTATGCTGGAAAGATACTTGAATTGTCTAATGGTGTAACTACTGATACAAGAACTATCACAAGAGGAATCACACTTGAGGGAGTGAATCCATACACTTCAATCCAATTTGACCCTCCTGTAACCGAAGACTATACTGGAGGAACATTCAAAGTATTGAATCCAACATTGTTTGACAATGTCCAATATGCTCTTGCAGATAGAGGACAAAAATGGGCAGAAGATGGATTCTCTGATACCAGACCAATCTATGATTCAATCAATCCAGTCTATGCTGGAGACATGACTCCTCATGTGAATGCTCTTTGGATATTCCGAGAAATCATCAAGAATGCTGGATATGTTTTGAATCCTACACCATTGACATCAATCTTGGATAGTTACTGGATTACATGGTTGAACAATAAGTCACTACAGACTGGTATTGATACTACTGGATATTTGTTCAGATTGCAAAAGTCTACTACTGGTGATGGATTCGGAGGATTCACAGAAATATATGACTACAATAGCAATGTCTTGTCTGGTGAATACTATCCTCCTTTTGCTGGATACTATACATTCCGAGTATGGATGACATTCATTCCAGCAAATAATGGACAAGCACAGACTCTCTATTGTCAAATAAGGGATGCCTATGTTGGTGCACCAGCAGGAGTCATTTACCATGTACACACTTTTTCAATCACACAAGAACAAGCAATTGCACAAGAACCAATCAATGTTCAATTCGTGACAGACCCAATATATTTTGGAAGCAACTTGACATATCCCATTAGATTTAGAGCATATAGTAGTGTGGGAACTAATCTCACTTTCTTTGGTGATTCAGTATACAATCCTTCTGGAGCAACTGGATATGAACTTGTGAAGATTGAGAACATTCCATATGGTGCTGATATTTCAATGAATCAGAATGCACCAGATGTCAAACAAGTTGACTTCATCAAGGATATTCTGAATATGCATTGTTGTGCAATTATACCAGATAAGTTCAAGCCAAAGACATTGTCTATCATTCCAATGAGTGACTATGTAAATAGTGGTGACACATTGGACTGGACAGACAAATTGGACATAAGCAAAGACATTGTATTGAGTCCAACTACTGATAAGCAAAAGAAGAATATCTTATTCACATATAAAGGAGGAGGAGAATATCTTTCAAAGTTATTTACCGATAGTGGAAGAACTTATGGTGAATACAAAATCAATGGATATCGTCCAAATCCATATGATATATCAAGTGATTTTGCAGAAGGTGATTTGAAGATTCAATTGAAAGCAGAATCTACTCCATCCAATTACATCAAAGGAACTGGAGTCATCATCTCAAAGTATGTTAGTGGGACAGGAGAATTTGTTGCTCCAAACTTGAGATTCTTGTACATGGCTGGGAATGCATCTATCCAGATGTATGATGACATCAATGATGTTGTCACAATATCAAATGTCAATACAACCAGTCACTATTCAAATGTGATTGCAAATGTGGATGACTATGATTTGAACTTTGCTCCAGAGACTCCTCTTCATGTGATTGAAGCCAATCCCTATAGCAACTTGTTCAACTTGTATTGGAGAGATTACATGAATGAAATATACTCCAAGACATCCAGAATTCTTGAAGCATCATTTGCTTTGGATGTAATAGATGTTCAATCATTCTCCTTTTCTGATAGAGTATGGATAAAGGATTCCTATTGGAGAATTCTTGAGATAGTTGACTACAAAATTGGAATGAATGAGAGTACCAAAGTGATTCTCATCAAGACCAACAATGACCAGTTAGATTGTACATCTGTTCCATACTCATCCAATGCTGAAGGATATATTGAATTCAGAGACTATGACAACAATGTTGTTCCTCCATCTTCATCATGTTGTGAGAGATATGGATATGTGTGGAATATTGGAACACAACAATGTTTTGGAAGAGGAGTCAGAGTGAATTCTCCAACCATTCAGACTTCAGTATCTGGTGCATCTGATGGTGTGATGACTGGTCAGAAGACACAGCCACAGATGAAGATAGCAATGGTGACAAATTCAAATGTGTCTATAGACAATGAATGGTCAACCTTTGTTGGAAAGGACATCACCATTGAAGAAGGGAATGAGACTACAACTGCTCAAGGAGACTATCTTGAATTGAAATCTGGTCAACCATCTTCAACCATGCTTGGTTCAAATGTGATTGCAACTATCAAAGGATTTCACTTTGGTGGTGGATGGAGAGGAGCAAGAAAGGATAGTGAACAAGGGAGTCAACAGACAGGAGTGTTGGTGCTTGGGAATAGTTATATCTATCCAAGTAGTGGAAGTGATATTGAAGTTGTTGTCGGAAATGAAACTATCACCAGATTGACTCTTCCCAACAAGACTCAATGGTCTTGCATCATGAACATTCATCTATCAGACCATGATTCATTCTGGGCATATGGAGTCTATTCATTCACTATATGGTATGCTTCTGGTACTGCATATGCATCCACACCAATTCAGATATCAATTGATGATTCGATTGGGAATCAATTTGAAGTTGCACCTACTATTGATGTGACAACAGACCCAACAAAATTCAGATTCAAAATTGAACTCAATGATATTGGTGCATCACCATATACATTCCCAACACCATTGGTTGATGTAGTTGCAACAATTCAATATACTCAAAGCAGATGACAAATCACAATTCAATCAGTTCAGTTCTGTCTATCATGAGAGCAAAGATTCAAGTAGATAGACCCAGTCACAAATTGACTGGATGGAAGTACAAAGCATGGAAGTATACAAAGGAGTCTATCCAGATTGCTTGGTATCTGTTGGTGATGTATGCTCTATACAAACTCTTCTTCTGACATGGCAAAGGATTACAATTTAAAAATCACCATTGATTCATCTGGAGCAGTCAATTCCATTGATGGAATCAGACAAGGACTGGATGATGTTGGTAATTCTGCAAAGAATGCCCAAGAGAAATTGGATGGTTTTGACAAGCCAACCAATTCTGTCAAGAGTCTGAAAGCAGAAATCAGAGCATTGCAAAATCAACTGCTATCTGGAGCAATACCAGAAGGGACAAAGCAGTATGATGATATGTCCAAAAAGTTGGCTGAACTGAAGGACAGACAAAAAGATTTCGGTGAGAATATAACTGCCAATGTTGGAAATCCTGTAGAAAGGACATCACAGAACTTTGCTTTGTTGAAGGATAGACTTTTCAGTCTTGACTTTGAAGGAGCATCAGCATCTGCAAAAGGACTTGCAAATTCTATCAAGTCTATCTCATTCAAAGAGATGACAACAGGAATCAAGGAGAGTGCAACTGCTTTTGGTCAATTGGCAAAAGCAATCATGCTCAATCCTTTTGTGTTGATGCTTTCTGCAATTGCTCTTGCTATTGCTGGGATATATCTTGCTTTCCAACTTGCAGAAAAGAATGTGATTGACTCAACCAATCGGATGATTTCTGAAGTTGATAGACTTGCTGAAGCAAGAAGGAGAGAGGAGAGAAAAGAACTTGCAGAAGCACAAGGAAATTCACAGAAGATATATGAAGCGAAAGTCTCAGCAAACAGAGCAATCCAAGCAGACAATGCAAGGAAGATACTTGCAATCTTAGAACAGGAGAAGCAAGGAGTAGAACTCACAGAAGAACAATACAAGATTCTCACAGAAGCAAGACAGAAGAATGCTGATGCCCAAGTTGACTTGGAGATATTAAAGATTGAGAGAATCAATGCTTTGAATCAAGCCCAATTTGATTTGGAAAGAAGATACCAGCAAGTTGGTATGTCTGATAGAGAGAAAGCATATAGTGACTTGACAAATCAGTATGCAGACCAAGAGAAGAAACTCAGAGAACTTGGAGCAAGTGAACAAGACATTGCTACTCTTAGAATGATTCAACAGGATGAAGAAAGAAAGTTGAATGAGAAGTATGCAAAAGAAGATGCTGACAAAGCAAAAGCAATAAAGGACAAAAAGATTGCTGATGCCAAAGTGATTGCTGATGCATTGAAGGAAGCAAAGCAAACTCAGATGAATGAAGAGATTGCAATGGAGGAGGACTTGACTGAGAGAATCAGAAGAGCAAAGATGTCCGACAAGGATGTAAGGATTGAGCAGATTCAAGATGAATACTTCACATTGATTGAAACTGCAAGAACTTTGGGAATGGACTATATTGCTCTTGAACAGGAGAGAGATAGAAAAATCACAGAGATAAGAGTAGAAGGAGCAAAGGAGAGACAACAACTTCTCAACCAGATTGAACAAGAGCAGATTGCAGAAGAGGAAATGTTGCAACAACTTTCTCTTGATGCTGGGAAGACTGATGCAGAATTGAAGTTGCAATCATTGCAAGAAGAATACTTCCAGCAAAAGACATTGATGGAACAAAATGGTATAGACACAACCAATCTGACTCAACAATTTGAACAGAACAAAACATTGATTGAACTGGAGGAAAGACAGAAGAGAGTAGACAATCAAGTTGAATGGGCTAACAAAGGAATAGCATTGATTTCTGCATTTAGTGCATTTGGAGATACAAAGACAGAGGAAGGTAGAAGAAAAGCATTCAATAGAGCAAAAGCATTTCAGATTGCTCAAGCAACATCAGATACATATTCAGCAGCGAACAAAGCATATCTTTCACAAATGGCATTGACAACACCAGATGCTCCTATCAGAGCAACAATTGCTGCTGGTGTAGCAATTGCTTTTGGTATTGCTAATGTTGGAAAAATTGCGGCAACAAAGTATGAAGGTGGTGGAACAAACAATACTCCTCCTCCTCCTCCTTCTACTGGTGGACTCAATGGTGGTGGTGGTGGTGGACAAAGTAGTGGTGGACAAACAACTGCTTCATTCAATCCTTTGGTCTCTTCCTTCATTGGCAATAGACCAAGTCAAATCACAAAAGCATATGTTCTTGCTGGTGATGTTGCAAGTTCAACAGAAGCAAGAGACAAAGTAGAGAATCTTGCACGAATCGGATAAACAAACAAAAAAAATGGAAAAGAAAAGAATAGTGAAATGTGTCATAGATGACAATGGAAAGTTGGGAATCTCAGCAATTGGGCTGGTGCATGACCCAGCAATAGAAGAACTCTGGGTGAAACTCTCAAAGATAAAGTTGAGTGAAGTCCAAGAAGAAAGGAGGATGTTGTATGGTGCTGCTCTTGTACCAGACAAGCACATCATGAGACTTGATGGAAATGGGGATGAATTCTACATCATGTTTGAAAAGGAGACCATCATGAAATGTGCTCATCAATTTCTCAAGCAGAATCTCCAGCATCAACACACATTTGAACATGAACATCCAGTCTCTGGTTGTGTTGTTGTTGAATCATGGATTGTAGAATCAGAGCAAGACAAGAGCAGACATCTTGGTCTTGATGTACCTGTTGGAACATGGATGATTGGAACAAAAGTAGATGATGATTCTATCTGGGAAGAAGTGAAGAATGGTAGTATCAGAGGATTCTCCATTGAAGGAATGTTCAATGAGATTGGTCTGTCAATGTCTACTCCATCCAATGAGGACTTGTTCATTGCAGAACTTGAAAAACTATTGCAAGAATTTTAGATTGTGGTTGTGATGTTCTTGGTTTTGGTGAAAAAGAAAGGAGTCGAATGACTCCTTTTCTTTATCTAATACACACACTAAAACTCAAATCATATCTGACACAAAGATATGCTCACACATTTAAATGAAGAGATATGTTGATAGGTGAAACTATGAACAAAAAAGGGATTGCAATTGGTAGACTCATTCTATCTGCAAAGAATTACTATGTCAAAGAACTTTCTTTCTCGTCTCAAAGAGACATTTCACAAATTCAACATTGACCCGACACAAGTTGGTGTTCAATTAGAGAATGAAATCAAACTATCTTCTGAAGGAAAACTTCAAGATGGAACAATGATATACTCAACTGCTGATGCATGGGGAGTAGGAGCAGACATCTATACAATGGATGAATCTGGTAGTCCAGTTCCTGTGACTGCTGGTGAATACATCTTGGAAGATGGAACAAAAGTAGTTGTGGATGACAAAGGAATCATTGCTGAATTTGGTGAGAAGAAGGAAGAAGAAATGTCTTCAGAAGACTTGATGAAAATCATTGAATCTTTGAGTGAGAAAGTGAATGCTCTCACTAATGAGAAGACAGAACTTGCTTCACAACTTGCAACCGAATCTGAGAAAGCAATCAAGTCATCACAAGAAGTATCTTCATTGAAGACTGAATTGTCATCACTCAAGAAGACTGCTTCTGCTTCATCTGTGAAGGATACAAAGACTCATGCTTTTGCAAAGGAAAAGTCACAAGCATCTGAGAAGTCATACTCACAGATGACATTGAAAGAGAGAATCCTCTTCAACATTGAAAAATCAAAATCAAACTAACCAGTATAATTTCTAATCTTAAAAATTGCTATGGCAACAAATAATCCCTTAGACTCTTCATATGCTGGAAAGTATGCTGGTGAATACATCCGCTCTGCTTTCCAAGCAAATGACTCACTCAACTATGTAACATTCCGACCCAATGTAGATTGGCGCGAAGTTGTGAAGAAGTTGGTTGATGATGTAGATTTTGAAGCACCAAATTGTTCATTCACTCCTCTGGGTGATGTAGCAATTTCAGAACGCTTCTTGACCATCAAGAAATTCCAAGTTCAGCGCGAAATCTGCAAGAACAAATATCTTGATGACTGGACTGCAAAGGATGCTCAGAATGGCAACTTGGAAACTGCATTGACAGACAACTTGATTGCTAATATGCTTGAAGGTATTGCTTCAGCAAATGAGAACAAGATGTGGACTGGTTCTGATTCAACAACTTCATATGATGGTCTCTTGACTTTGATTGGAAATGATGTTGATGGTGATGTGAACTTTGTTTCTACACCAGTTGCAATCACTACTTCAAACGTCTTCACAGAGACTCAACGTGTGATTGATGCTCTTCCTGTTGCAGTTAAGCAATCAACAGAAAAGCCAATCATCTACTACAGCAATGATGTATGGGAGAAGTTCATGTTTGCATCTGCTGCTGCTGGAAATGGATGGTACACATATGGTGGCGCTGAAGTACCAAAGATGTGGCTTGGAATGTATCAGATTGCAGTATGTTCTGGTCTTCCAGCAAACACAATTCTGATGACTCAGAAGTCTAACCTATGGTTCGGAACAAATGTTGAATCTGATTGGAACAACATCTTGGTGAAAGACATGGGTGAATTTGGTGAGGACAATGTACGATTCTCTGCAAAGTTCTTTGCTGGTGCTCAGTATGGCATTGGTTCAAAGATTTCAGTTGCATCTCTTTGGTTCTAATTGATTGTATAATTTATAAAACTATAAGACTATGTCCTGTGCTATAACAAGAGGATTTTCATTATTGTGCAATGAAGGGATTGGTGGAGTGAAAGCCATCTATCTTGGAAACTTTGATGACTTCAATAATGGTGATGTAACTATTGCAAATGGAATAGTAACTGCTTTACCAGCAGCAACCATCTTTGAATACCAACCAAACAGGAATACTGGTTCTATGACCATGACTCCCAATTCAAATTTGGAGAATGGTACACTATTCTTCACTCAAGCAGTTGAATTTACGATTGGAAAGTTAGAACCATTGAAGCATGACCAGTTCAACCGCATGAGTAAAGGGAGAGTAGTTGCATTCATCCAAACATATGATGATGAAATCATGATGCTTGGTAGAACTGATGGTGCTTTCTTGACTGCTGGTACTTATCAAACAGGAAAAGCGAAAGGAGACATGAATGGATACATGGTGACATTGACTGCTGAAGAGCAAGAACTATGTCCATTCCTTACACCATTCACAGATGGTGTGCCTTTCTCAAATTTTGAGGATATAATAATTAACCGATAAGCGAAAAAGAGTTCATTGTTTCTTGCAAGAAGGGAGGGAGTATTCCTTCCCTTTTTTGCTAATACAAGCAACATGATATATCTATCCACAGATACCAGCAATCAACTTATCCGACTCAGTTTGGATGAGTCAAGGCAATACTTTTCTACTGCATTCACTCACTACCTGTTCATACTTCAGCATGAAGAGAATTCAACTGCTGGTGTAGATTTGAAGCAAGTTGCAACTATAGTTGGAGAGAATCAGAGAATCACAATACTGAATGTGACTACTGCATCACTCACACTTGCTGGAAGATATAGGTACATGGTGTATGGACAGAATAGTTCAAGCAATACCAATCCAACAGATGCTTCAGTTGTTGGACTTTGTGAGATAGGATATGCAATTCTATCTGATGGTTCAACTGCATATGATGTGCAAAACATCACAATTCAAGATGATGTGATATACAATGGATGAGACAAAAACAAATAGCAATGTAGTATCACTCAAGTTGAGTGACTACTCTCCAGTTCTAACTACTGAGAAGATAGACAAGTCTGGTTGGGTGAACTTTGGTGAGAAGAATCTCTTTCCAAATTACTTGAGAGAACTTGCAGAGACATCTCCTGTGCATGGTTCTCTATGTATTTCAATCGGTGACATGATTGCTGGAAAGGCATTGTCTGCTGGGAAGTATCAAGACAGACTTGAATCACTCAATACATATCAAGTATTCTATGGTGCATCACATGACTTGAAGAAGTATGGTGGATACTACATAGAAGTCATCTATACACTTGACAAGACTGGTATTGCAAAGATTAAGCACATCCCTTTTGAGGAATGCAGAATTGGAATTGATGTAGAGAGTGAAGATATCATTGGTGTGTACCATAGTGATGACTGGACTGCTATCAAGAAGAAGAAAAACAAACCAGTCTTCATTCCCAAATTCAATCCTCTCAAGAAGAATCTTGAAGGAAGACAGATATACTGGTGCTTCAACTACACATCTGGTCAAATCTATCCAAGACCAGACTATTGGTCAGCAGTCAACTACATTGAACTATCAAAGCAGATAGGAATCTATCATTGCTCCAACATTCTTTCTGGTCTCTTCCCTTCTTTCATTGTCAACTTCTACAATGGTGAGACAGACCCAGACAAACAGAGGAAGATGATGACAGATTGGGAGAACAAGTTGTCTGGTGCAAGGAATGCTGGAAAATTCATCATGACTTTCAATGAACCAGATACACAAAAGGTTGATGTTGTTCCATTCCCAATCCAAGATGCAGACAAGCAGTATGAATTCTTGAGTGAATCATCCAGAAAAGAAGTGATGATTGCTCACAGAATCACTACTCCACTACTCTTTGGTATCAGAGATAATACTGGATTTGGAAGCAACAAGGATGAAATGGAAACAGGACTCCAAATCTTCATCAATCAAGTGATAGAACCAGCACAAAGAAAGTTGACCAATGGACTTGAGGAGATATTGTCTGTTGAGATGATGGACATCCAGATTCTGGTTATACCTAACACACCATTGAAGACACAAGCAATGATTGCAGAGGATGCAAAAGCATCTGGTGGAGGTGATGTTGCTGGTACTGCATTGAATGGAGCGCAAATATCCAGCATGATTGAGATACTCATCCAATCTGCAACTGGTGTTCTTCCTGTTCCATCAGCAAAAGCAGTCATGAAAGCATCATTCCCAACATTGACTGATGAACAAGTTGACGATATCTTCACAGGAATCAGTTCTGGTAGCGTGAATCCAAATGAGATTGCAATGGAATCTCTTCAGACCATGCTTCATCATCTATCTGGAAAAAAAAAAGTAGATACTAAGAGACTGAATCTGGATGATAGTGCTGACATCTTGATTGCTTTAGGACAAAAACCAGATGATGATTGGATTCTGATTGATGAATTCAAAGTTGACTATGATACAGATGATGAAGACAATGCTCTTCTTGAATCAATAGAGTCACATGAACTTGCAACCAGAGTAGTCAAAGGAACTCCCAATGAAATATCTGAACAGGACAAGAGAATCAATTCAAAGTTGTTCATCACCAGATACAGATACAGAGGAGACCCACAGCCACAGAGACCATTCTGCAAGAAGATGATGAGTGCTGACTTGCTATATCGCAAAGAGGATATAGAAGCAATGGAAAACAAAGTTGTCAATTCTGGTTGGGGAGCATATGGTGAAGATACATACTCAATCTGGTTGACCAAGACTTGCTCTGCTTCACACAATCTATACAAGGGAGGAGGAAACTGCTATCACTTTTGGCAGAAAGAAGTCTACATATCCAGCAGAGTAGCAAAGATTGATTTAGATTCTCCATCAGCAAAAAGGATTGCAGTTGCTAAAGCAGAGAAAATGGGATACAAAGTGAGGAATGATGCAAGAGTAGCAAAGATTCCCTTTGACCAAGACAATCAAGGATTCCTTGATGACAATCCAGTATGGGGAAAGAATGGTAGTGCATACAAGAAAAAATAAAAAAGCAAACACATGGCTGAAGTAGTATTCATCTCGGACACATATATCAAGAAGTACACACAAGTCAATGATTCAGTTGACCCAAACTTCTTCTATCCATCAATCTATCTTGCACAGGACAAGTATCTGCAACCATACTTGGGAGCAAACTTGTACAACAAGTTGAAAGAAGATGTTGCAAACAACACATTGACTGGTGACTACAAGACTCTGATGGATGACTATTGTTTGAAAGTAGTTCTTTGGTGGACAATGGTGGATGTCTATCCATACTTGACATACAAGATAGACAATGGTTCTCTTGTTCAGAGAGTGAGTGAGGATACTCAACCAGCAAGTGATGCAGTCATGAAGCAGATGATGGACAGAGCAAGACAGAATGCAGAATACTATACTGGTCTGTTGCTTGATTACTTGTGTGCAAAATCAAATCTCTTCCCAGAATACTCCAATAATACCTATCCACAGAGAAATCCTATAGGGATTCGGAAAGGTGATGCACATTATATCTTCAGTCGGGGTGGACATCCAGCAAATGAGAGATACTATGGAGAGAGAAGAATTGACCAACTACCATGAAGAAGAGAGATACAAAGCAATTGAACAGAGAATACTTGAAGAAACTTCAAGCATATGAAACCAAACTTCTATCTAACCTAATTTTAAACAAACCAAAAAAATCATGAGTCACTTTTGGAATGATGTGATGGTCTTTTGTGGGAAATGGAGTACATTCATTGTCGGAATTTCCATTGGTATAATTGCAAAAATATCATATGAAATATACATGAAAAGAACTTTGTCAATTCTACAATGGTTCGCAATTGTCGGACTAAGCATCTTTGCTGGATACTTGATGTCTGTCTATTGCATGAGCAAGGGAATGGATGCACAAGCACAATTCCTTGTACCAATCACAACACTACTTGGAGAGAAGATTGTTGTCTACTTATTTGAGAACTACAAGAGCATCATTCACCAAGCAATCAAACTCATAACTCCAAAGAAATGAAGGAGAAGAAAGATAGAAAGAAATTCAATGAGACTAAGTTTGGAAAAT